GGATGCATACTTCATGGATGGGGAGTTAAATGGCAAAGGTGTCTCTTAGTATTGGTCGCGGTGAGAAGCGCCCTACATCGCAGGGTGCGGGGTTGACTGCCAAGGGGCGGGAGAAGTACAACGCAGCTACTGGCAGTAACCTGAAGCCGCCAGCTCCTAACCCCAAGACCAAAGCGGACGAGGGGCGCAAGGCTAGTTTTTGTGCAAGGATGGGCGCAGTAGCGGCCAACGCCAAGGATGGCGAACGTGCCAAAGCGGCGCTTAAACGATGGAAGTGCTGATATGGCTATGAAACCTGGACTTTACGCAAACATCAACGCCAAGCAAGACCGCATTGCGGCGGGCAGTAAAGAGAAGATGAGGAAACCTGGCACTCCGGGCGCACCTACTGCCAAGGCGTTTAAAGAGTCTGCCAAGACGGCGAAGAAGAAGTAACCATGCCACTTGTAAAGTCACCAACCCCCAAAGCCTTCCGTGAAAACGTTAAGGCTGAAATCAAAGCCGGTAAGCCGGTCAAGCAGGCTGTGGCAATTGCATATGCAGTCAAGCGCGGCGCTGCGCCAAAGAAAAAATAATGGCTGATCAAACGGGCATGGTTGCGGTGGGCAATGTTGCCAACGGTGGCGGCAAGAAGGACGACGACTCAAGCGTACTGGCTACCGCACGAAGCCGTTTGGACATGGCGATATCGGCGCTGTCTGAATCTCGCGAGGATGAGATTGACGACCTGAAGTTCTACGCTGGCTCACCTGACAATCGGTGGCAGTGGCCTGCTGATGTGCTGGCGACCCGTGGAGCGGTGCAGGGTCAGACCATCAACGCACGGCCATGCCTGACCATAAATAAGCTGCCCCAGCACGTTAGGCAGGTAACCAATGATCAGAGACAGAACCGTCCAACTGGCAAGGTTATTCCAGCCGACGACAAGGCAGACGTTGCCGTTGCCGAGGTGTTCAACGGCATGGTGCGGCACATTGAGTACATTTCGGACGCAGATGTGGCTTACGACACCGCCTGCGAAAACCAAGTCTCCTACGGAGAAGGCTACATCCGAATTCTGACTGAGTATTGCGACGACAACACGTTTGATCAGGACATCAAGATCGGGCGGGTACGCAATTCGTTTTCGGTGTACATGGACCCGGCCATTCAAGACCCTTGCGGTGCGGACGCAAAATACTGCTTTGTTACCGAAGACATTCGCAAAGAAGACTACCAGCGGATGTACCCTGATTCAGCGCCCATCACGACGTTACAAACGCTTGGTGTGGGTGACCAGAACTTGTCGCAATGGTTAAACGAGGAAACGATCCGAGTTGCTGACTACTATTACGTTGACTACGACAAGGCTACGCTTAACTTGTACCCAGGTAACGCCACGGCGTTTGCTGGAACGCCTGAAGATAGGCAACTGAAGGCTATTTACGGCAAGCCAAAGAAAAGCCGCGAGTCCGACCGGCCCCGGATCAACTATTGCAAGATCAACGGGTACGAAATACTGGAAAAGCGCGAGTGGGCGGGTAAGTACATCCCGGTTGTGCGGGTTGTGGGCAACGAATTTGAGGTAGATGGGCGGTTGTATGTGTCTGGCATCGTGCGAAACGCCAAGGATGCCCAGCGGATGTACAACTACTGGGTGAGCCAAGAGGCAGAGATGCTTGCACTGGCACCCAAAGCGCCGTTTATTGGGTACGGTGGGCAGTTTGAGGGTTACGAGAACCAGTGGAAGACCGCAAACACCACCAACTGGCCGTATTTGGAGGTAAATCCAGACGTTACGGACGGCGCGGGTGCCACGCTGCCACTACCACAGCGTGCCCAGCCTCCAATGGCCTCCAGCGGGCTCCTACAAGCTAAAGCGGGGGCTTCTGAAGACATCAAAGCGTCCACAGGGCAGTACAACGCATCGTTGGGCATGACATCGAATGAGCGCAGCGGCAAGGCCATTTTGGCTAGGCAGCGCGAGGGCGATGTGGGGACTTACCACTTTGGCGACAACCTGGCGCGTGGTGTGCGGTATCTAACCCGTCAACTGGTGGACTTGATCCCAAAGATTTACGACACACAGCGCATTGCACGCATCATTGGCGAGGACGGCGAGACAAGCATGGTCAAGATTGACCCGATGCAGCCCGAGCCCGTCAAGAAGATTGTGAACCAAGAAGGGATTGTGATTGACAAGATTTACAACCCCGGCGTTGGCAAGTACGATGTGGTGGCTACCACCGGGCCAGGCTACGCAACCAAGCGTCAAGAGGCGTTGGATGCGATGGGCCAGTTGTTGCAAGGCAATCCGCAGTTGTGGCAAGTGGCGGGTGACCTGTTTGTGAAGAACATGGACTGGCCGGGCGCTCAAGAGATGGCGAAACGCTTTGCCAAGACGATTGACCCAAGGTTGATGCAAGACGGCGACAAGCCGCCTGAGTTGCAGGCCGCAGAGCAGCAGATTCAGGCAATGGGTCAGGAGATGGAGCAGATGCAACAGATGCTGCAAAACGTCAGTAGGTCGATTGAAGCGCAGGATATGCGCCGCAAAGACTACGAGGCTGAGATTAAGCAGTACCAAGCTGAAACCCAACGCATAACGGCTACGCAGGCTGGCATGAGCGAGGAACAGATTCAGGATATTGCTATGGGCGTGGTCGCAGCGGCGATGGAGTCGCAAGCCATGATGAACCAGATGCCGGAGATGCGCCAAGAGTCCATGCCGATGGAGATGATGCCACCTGAACAAGGGATGCCGCAATGAAAGCGTGTGATTTTATAGGCGTGCTGTTCTTGGCGCGGGATGTGGCGCACAGCGTCCACCTGAACACGCGCAGCTACAGCAAGCACAAAGCGCTCAACATCTTCTATGAGCGCATTGTCGGCGCGGCTGATGACTTTGCAGAAGCCTACCAAGGTCGGTACGGTCTGATTGGCCCCATCACCTTGAACTCAGCAAAAAAGACGCCTAACATCATTGAGTTTTTGCAAAGTTCTCTCGCTGAGATTGAGGGCGCACGTTACGATTTGTGCGATAAGACTGATTCGGCGCTCCAGCAGCTTATAGATAACATTGTTGAAATCTATTTGCGTACACTCTACAAACTTCGTTTCTTGGCGTAAGGAAAAATCATGGAATTTCTCAACCCGCTGTCCGATACCAATTACCCTGCCCGGTCTGCCTCTTACACCGGCAGCGCTGGCGTAACAGGTACATGGCCTGCTGGCGCTCAAGCCGTGATGGTTTGGTCTGATCAGGCTTGTTATGTGCTGGTTGGTGAGGGCGTGACGGCCACCTCGGCAAGCACCCCGATCCCACCGTTTACACCGATCCCGTTTAAGGTGCCAACCAACGTTAGCGGACAATGGCGCGTGAGTGCAATTCGCGTATCCACGGACGGTACGATCTACTGCAAACCGATTAACTCCCAATGAGCTTTTTTGGCATTCCTATTCGCAACGGTGTTGCCATTGGACTGGGGAGCATTATTTCGCTCCTGTCTGGTTACGCCAACGCGACTGTGCAGGGCAACCTATTAACCGAGATCGGCGACAACCTCGTTAAAGAGGATGGCGGCTTGATTTTGCTGGAGTGACCTAAATGGCCGTATTTCTCTCCCCCGTGGGCGGCGCAGCGGCTCAATTCTTTACCAACAGCGGTGTCATCTTGTCGGGCGGCAAGCTGTACAGTTACGCTGCCGGAACGACTACTCCAAAGGCTACTTTTACAAGTTCTTCTGGAAACACCAACCACACTAATCCAATCATTTTGGATTCGGCAGGGCGTGTACCTGGGGGTGAAATTTGGTTAAGCGCATCGCCGTACAAATTTGTCTTAAATACGGCAACAGATGTACTGATAGCCACATATGACAACATTTCTGGCGTTGGAGCCGCAGCATACCAAGTAGACAACTTTACGGGTACTGGATCGCAAACCGTATTCACGTTAAGCGCCGCATCACTGGGTGAAAATTTTACATTTGTATACATCAACGGCGTGTACCAAAACAAGAACACCTACACCGTGTCAGGCGTTACCTTAACTTTCTCACAAGCACCTCCGCTTACTTCGCTAATTGAAGTAATGTTTAACTGATTGGATACGTCATGGCAGACACCAAAATCTCGGCACTCCCCGCATCAACTACCCCGCTTGCTGGTACTGAGGTACTTCCAATTGTTCAGTCAAGCGCAACTAAGCAAGTATCTGTTGCTAACTTGACTGCTGGTCGATCTTTTGATGCTTTGGGCATGGTTCTTACGTCCACCGACGCCGGTGCCGCCGCCGCGCCGCTGCTTGACCTGTACCGAAACTCGGCAAGCCCAGCCGCCTCCGACACAATCGGAGAGATTGAGTTTAACGGCCAAGATTCGGCAGGAAACAAACAGCAATACGCTCTCATTCACGGATCAATTCTTAGCCCAACGTCAACGGCTGAAACAGGTCAGATTCATTTCGAGACTGCAACAGGCGGCGCATCTACCGAGAAGATGATTATCGGCACGACCAATCTTGTGATTAACGATATTGGCGCTGTGTTTAACGTGCGGATTGAAGGCGACACTGATGCCAATCTGTTTTTCACCGACGCAACTAACAGCCGTGTAGGTATCGGCATCATTACGCCAGCAGAAAAACTAGACGTTGTAGGCAATATTAAGCTGTCCGGCAATGTAATTCCAGCAACAGCAGGCAAAGGGATTGATTTTTCTGCCAATACCGGCGCTGCCGGGATGACCAGCGAATTACTAAACTGGTACGAGGAAGGTACTTGGACACCAATTGACGCTAGTCCTGCTGCTTTGTCTTTTACGAGCGTTACTGGAAACTATATTCGTGTTGGTAAATTAGTAACAGCTTATTTTTCTGTAACATACCCGACAACTGTTACTGGAAATAACGCCGCAATTGGCGGGCTTCCGTTTACGTCTAGCGCAACTGCCGTAGTTCCAAATCCAGGTATGTTGACTATTGGATATACAAACTCATCATTGTCAATTTTAGGTAATTGCGCAACATCAGCTACAAGTTTTGGACTTTTTTTAAATACAGGATCGGCAATTATTAATTCTCAAGTGTCAACTACAATTATTCGTGGTATTTTTACTTATATTGCCTAAAAGGATAGACATGAGTTTAACAAAAGTATCTTATAGCATGATTTCTGGTGCGCCAGTTAACGTGCTTGATTTTGGCGCGGTAGGCGACGGTATTACTGACGATTCTGGCGCCATTCAAGCCGCTATGGATTTTATTGTTAATACTGGCAAAACTAATTTACTTGTTATTCCAACAGGAACATACAAATGCAATACTGGGTTAACAATCAATGCGTTTTATGTTTCTATTAGTGCTAACGGAGCAAAATTAAATTTTTCAAGTCTAACCAGCGGTGTTGCGTTGACTGTAATTCAACATAATGTTATTAATTTAGACGGATTAAGAATTTCTGGAAATAGCAACTCTGGTTCCGTGGTTGGAATACAAATGGTTGGCACTACTGGCAATCAAGTCGATAGTGTTCAAGTATCAGATTTTGTAATTCAAACATTTGGCACAGGAATTTTGCTTGGAGACCATGCTTACATTCTTACGTTTGATAATTTTATTATTACTGATTGCACCATTACAATTAACTCAAATGGCGTAGTTAACGCGGGCAGTTGCATTAAATTTTATGGTGGTAACTTAATTAATCAAATATCTGCCGGAACAATTTTTAAAAACACTAACCCTAATTTAGATGCTTACTTTTACTCTACTGTTTTTGATGGCGTAGGGAAAAATTTTGATATGACTGCCGGTTCAGTTGAATTGTATGGATGTCATATTGAAGCAGCCGATTTTCTTGTAACACCTATTGTTTTAACTGGCTCATCAACAAAATTCAGAATGGTTGGTGGATTTATTAGCACTGGCGCTAGCCCTTGCACAGCGCCTGCATTTGTCAATTGTGATTCATCTTGTGTGCAAGGCGCTCAATTTATTGGCGGCGTATTATTTAGCATTATTATATCAACCAGATATTTGTTTGAAGGCACTGGTGCGGCAAACTGCATTACGTCCGGTTCAATTTCTGCTAACAGAAGCTCATTGCTCGGCAACGCATTGGCTGACGGTAGTTTTGAAAATGGCGCTGTACTGTATGGTTCCGCAGATGGTACTTCTAATTTTGCAGACCTTGTGTCTATTACCGTAGACACGGGTAGTGTTCCAGCAAATAACTTGACCACGGGTACAAACCTTGCGTTGACTTTTAGCACGGCATACGCTCGTACAGGAACTAAATCTTTAAAATTAACAAAGTCTGCTGCATTGGCGGCTCCATCAGCGTTTGGAATATTTAGAGAATTGCCTAAAGGTAATAGGCCGTCTGCAAGAATTTGGTATAAAAAGCCAGGTTCAGAGACAGGAACAATGAGCATTTCAATTGGTTTTTATAAACTGCAATTAGATGGCAACGGCGTTCCAATATTGCAAAAACAAAGTCTTACGGGGGCATCAAATGTGGTGTTTACATCTTCTGCCGTTGATTGGACAGAGTCGGTACTTTTTGATTTATATGCTCCACCTTGGGCATCTCATTACGGCATTAGTGTTGACGCAGGAATCATGAACCCTTGCAGTATTTATTTTGACGACGCTGAAATGTCCATGCTTTAAGGAAAAACCATGTACGAAAACAAACCGTTGTTGATCGCATTGACGTAATTGCGTAACCTTTCTTGACAAGCGTCTTCTTAGCGCATAATCTAGGGACTGTATCGGCCCAGTAGACCGAGGAATCTTAGGATTCAGAAAACATGACTGAAGAAGTCCAAGCCCTAGCGGAAGTAGACTCCGCGCCAACCACGAATGTGACGGCCACACCTGAAGTTGTTGAAAGTACGCCGGAAGTAGCTGAAACACAGCCGTCTAAAACCTTCACACAAGAAGAGCTAGATGCTGCTATCAGCAAACGCCTTGCAAGAGAGCATCGTAAGTGGGAACGGGAACAAGTACAGAGGGTTGCGGAAACGCAGACCTTGAGGGCACCGGCAGCACAGTCTGCGGATCAGTTTGAAACGCCAGAGGCTTACGCCGATGCGTTGACCTATCAAAAGGCCGAACAACTGATTTCGCAACGGGAAGCGGCCAAGCAGCACTCGCAAGTTCTTGAGAGTTATCACGACAAGGAAGAGGAAGCACGGGCTAAGTACGATGACTTTGAACAGGTCGCGTACAACCCCAAGCTGACGATTACTGATGTGATGGCTGATACGATTCGGTCTTCGGACGTTGGACCTGAGCTAGCCTACTATCTCGGAACCAATCCCAAAGACGCAGCGCGTATCTCCCGCCTAGCCCCGCTTGTACAGGCAAGGGAAATCGGAAGGATTGAGGCCAAGTTGGCGTCTGACCCTCCGATGAAACGTACTACATCAGCGCCAGCGCCGATTTCGCCTGTTACTGCCCGATCCACTGGATCACCGGCCTATGACACTACGGACCCGCGTTCTACCCAGAACATGACGGCTTCGCAGTGGATTGAAGCCGATAGGGCACGACAACGGAAAAAGTGGGAAGCGCAAACCCGCTAACTTTTAAGGATTTTCTTCATGGCTAATTCGATTCTTACCATCGACATGATCACGCGCAAGGCGCTTGAGATTCTCGAAAACAACCTAGTGCTTACCCGCAACGTAAACCGTCAGTACGACGACAGCTTTGCTGTTAGTGGTGCCAAAATTGGTTCTACTCTGCGTATTCGCTTGCCTGACCGCGCCCTGGTCACTGACGGTGCTGCCCTGCAAGTTCAGGATGACAACGAACAGTTCACCACCTTGACTGTCTCCACGCAAAAGCATATCGGCGTGAACTTCACTTCAGCTGAATTGACGATGCAGTTGGACGACTTTGCAGAGCGTGTGCTTAAGCCTCGTATTAGCCAGTTGGCATCCAGCATTGATGCTGACGTTGCCAATGCGTACAAAACCATTGGTAACACGGTCGGCACCCCCGGCACGACTCCTTCTACCTCTCTGGTGCTGTTGCAAGCCCAGCAGAAGCTGAACGAGAACGCTGCCGTGATGACGCCCCGCTATGCAACGGTTAACCCCGCTGCAAACGCTGGTTTGGTTGAAGGCATGAAAGGTCTGTTTAATCCCACCGACACCATTAGCAAACAGTTTAAGAACGGCATGATGGGCACTGGCGTGTTGGGCTTTGATGAAGTCAACATGTCTCAGTCCATCAAGCAACACACCACTGGTTCGCGTGACGCTGCTGTGTCTACTTTGGTGAAGACGCCAGGGGTGACGAGCGAAGGCGCATCTACCATTCTGTTGGAGCAGGGTTCGGTTTCCACGACCATCAAGGCCGGTGATGTGTTTACTTGTGGCAGCGTCTTTGCTGTGAACCCGCAAACCCGTGAAACTACTGGTTCGCTGTTCCAGTTCGTGGCTCTGACTGACGCAACCGCTTCGTCTGGCACTTGGACCGTGACTGTGGCCGCTATGTACTCCGCTACCCACGCGTTGGCGACCATGACTGCTTTGCCAGCTACGGGCGCTGTTGTAACCTTTGTTGGAACCGCTTCTACTGCTTACGCACAGAATTTGGTTTACCACAAGGACGCAATCACGTTTGCTACGGCTGACCTTCTCATGCCGCAGGGGGTGGATATGGCTGCACGCGCTGTTCACAACGGTATCAGCCTGCGCGTTGTGCGTCAGTACGACATCAATAACGACCGTATGCCTTGCCGTATTGATGTGCTGTATGGCTTCTCTACCATTCGTCCACAGATGGCCTGCCGCATCTGGGGTTGATCAGTAACACATTTAAAGGAAAATTATCATGGCACTCCCTAATGGCGGCGGCGGTTACCAACTTGGTGACGGCAATCTTAATGAAGCTACTCTGGGCTATCAGCCTGCCCCTGCGGTTTACACAGCTAACGCAGGCGTTGTCCTGACCGTGGCTGAACTCGAAGGTGGTTTGGTTGTGTATACACAAACTAACGCCAACAACTTCCAGCTTCCGCTGGTTGCTGGTGTAGGTGGTGTGGATGACGTAATCAGCAGCGCTAAAGTCGGCAGCACTTTTGACTTTTTCTTTATCAGCACCAGTTCTGGTGTTGGTACTGTGACTGTCAATACCGGCTGGACTTTGGTTGGGTCGGGTGCTACGCCTGCGTCCGGTATCGGCGCTCATTTCCGCGCACGTTTGACTTCGGTTGGCGCGTGGACTGTGTACCGTATTGCCTAAATTTAACGGGGGTTTCGGCCCCCGCTTTTAAAGGAAACAATCATGGCTACAAATACAAAACCTGTTGGTGTTGCGTATGAAGACCCGTACCTAGACGGCGCGACTATTAACAACTCTACGATTACTGGCACGCTAGCAGTTACTGGCTCGGTTACGTCAACTGCTGCGGTTACTATTGACGTTACAAATTCAACCACCGGGGGTAGCAACGCTGCCGCTCTTTCAACTTCCCTTACCCTTACGGGTGTTGGGGCTGTGGGTTGGGCAAGCAAATCAGACTTGGAAGCAAACGTGGCGTTGGGTGCCTACGCTAATGGCCTATATGGCTACTTGGAGTTTGGCGCAAGTGGGCGCGTAACTGGTCTGGCCTCTGGCACCGTTGGCGAAA